GCTAAGCAGCTCTCGTTCGTGAGGAGTCGGTATCCTATGGTTTAACTCGTTGGTATCGAGTCTCTACATCCTCCCATTAGGGATTAGCAGGCTTTTTACGTGCAATGATTGGACACGGATATGATTTGTAGCTCAGTCGGGCTATGAGTCGGATATAGCACTACCCGGGTTGGTTCCTAGGAGCTCCCTAGTTAAATAAAAAGAGCGAAACGGCTGAGAAGCCGTATATAAATATTTTTTTTGCGAGTTGAAACACACTCTGGGGTTTGTAAACCTCTGGATGAATGAACCAAGCATCTCTGTTCAAGAGGAAACTGGATATTTCACCGAGCTCAGGTTTAAAGAGTATTTCGTAGACTTCGCGTTAAAGTCAATTTTCTTGAGGGATTGGTGGATAGTCTTAACGAAGGCTGATGGACGTCGAGACCGCGGGGCTTGAGTGGTGATTTATGTGTTAGGTCGAAAAGGGATCTCCTAGAGCTCTCCCGAAGTAGACTGCCAATAGACCGATAGCACGTAATGGGAGGTCTTTTTACGCAGCTTCTAGGAGCAACGCGACCAGATCATCAACTCTTGTTCACCGGGTGGGCCCGTTTGGCAATGATATATCGGCCCGTGAGGGTTAAAACGGTATTGAGCTTCTCACGTACCTTGACGAGCATTCAGAAGCTGGCTGTTGAGCTTGACATCGTTCCGAGCGTTTAAAAGACGCACTCGATCACTACAGGGAGGTCGAGGGGTTACGGACCCTACAGGGCTATTTAGCTTAACCGAGTCTCGAAGCCGACTATAAAAGGCTGTGCCGAAGCCAGGGATGTCACGTCAATGCCCTACCAAAACAAAAGCCATATCCCGTTGTCATAAGTTTACCAGTCTTAATGATGAAACTAAAAAGGGATCAAAACTGAGGTCGAGATATTCACTTATCTTGGCATCGCAGAGTCATAACTGCGTTAACAAACGAAGCGAGTCGGTTCACTCTCTTGGACCATCCTCTGTCTTGTTGGACATTAAAGAACCCCTGCGTGCGGAGGAAGCGCACTGCCAGTCATCTCGTCAAGATGAGACTGACCGTTCCAATCGTAAAGAGTTTGCTCGTCAAGCGGCTCTTAGGCGAAAATTGACGGGACATCGTTGGAGATTAACGATGAAAAGGTTTTATGATAGAGAATCTCCCTCTATTACTTCTTCTGCTGCTCCCCGTCCTCCTAACCCATTAATTTACGGGGTTAATGAGGACGTTTTTGTGGGTGAGCTTACAGAAGCGGAGTGGGCTGAAGGAAGGGCGAATGCCCGTGAATATCTTTCCTTCTATCAGGATGTTGAACTTAACCGGTCTTCAAAAGCCGGATTGCCCAACCCTTGCCTGAGATCTCAGATTTTCGATGCCAGTTGTATAGGCTACGAAAAATACCCGTCACTAGATCTGAATGATGGGTTCTGTGCATATCTTAAAGAACGACTCGACGAGTTGACTGTTCGATGCACAACTGAATCAAAGGCCTGGGAGAGGACAGTTATCGCTCTTTTTGCCGAGCGAGAATATAAGTCTCGATGCCTGATGGATAACCCCCGTCCGACCGCATTACTTGATCGCCTCGATGAAGTCGAGGAGCACCTTTGCGGGATTTTGTTTGGTGCGTTTAGGTTTCTCCTTGAGGATACCCAGTTTCCGAGTTATGAACTCTTCTCCAAAGATGATGTGGATAATGAGATGGAAACGACTTTTGGGAGCTTAGAAACGGATACAGTTGAGCAGCCTGATGAAGATGCTGCAAAGAAACTATTTTCCCGTTATCTGAGCCGAAAAGTCTGGGTGCCTCTGCCGTGGAAAAAATTGGCTAAGTCCAAGGAGGGTTTCTTCGACCGTGTTGTAAGAAACCCTCTTGACAAACCTGCTGACTCCTTGATGATACAATTCGTTGAAAGGATCGTCGAAGCAATTTGTCACGGAATGGATCCGATTTCTGACATTGAGACCGAGTACGTGCCAGATGGAGCCTGCGTTGAGCGATCGCGGCAGGAAGGGGGGAAGAGGTTTGCGGAGATGTTCCTGTCTCCAGTTGAAAATCAATACGTTAAGGTTACTCCTATTATTTCATCCGGAAAGATTCGAGTCATTACGGTTGACAGCTATGAGAATGCGAAGTTTGTTTGGATCAACAAATTCTTAGGAAGATGTTTCCGACAATTCCCGTTTTCAATATTTGGCCGCACCGTCGAGGACTGGGTGAAAGAGCAAGGAGAGGACCTTCTATGTAAGGAAGGGGAGAAGTTTGTCTCGGGGGATATGGAGTGCGCCACTGATAATTTTGATGGACGCCCTTTCGATGCCGGGATCGAGAAGCTTGCAAAGTTGTACCCTGAACATATCTCTAAGGCAGATGTTGTTCAGATCAAGTCGTTTACAACGCACGCTCGATTCAAGTATGGAAAGACATTTCTTCTTCAGACACGCGGACAGTTGATGGGCTCCGCGGTCTCTTTTCCTTTTTTGAACATCGTCAATCTCGCATCATATCTCGTAACTCTACCTGAACAGTGGCAGAGACGATTTCTCACTTGCAAAGTTAAGATAGCAAGGAGTATGTTGATGAAATTGAAACGTGTTGGCTTCAACGGGGACGACATCATTTTCCC